ATCAACCAGTTAGAAATGTATTTCGAATAGCTCCTTCGCATTTACACATTTCTTGAAAGCGTGCTTGGACGTATTTCCCGACTGCGCCGGAAATAAATGAACTGTCAACTGTCGAGCAATAATACCATTCAGGGTCCGGCTCTTGATCTAGTGTTGTAATTTTCACATCATTCATTTTCCCAAGACCCCCCGATTTTAGAAATAGGTTTCCGTAAATTGTTCTCATGTGAACGATAGAATTAGTCAAGTTGTATCTCTGTTGCGACCGGTACGCCTGGAACCATTGCTTTTTGTTAATTTGCATGGGAAGATGAAGGCCGAAATCGAGCGGCTCCTTAATTCCCATTGCCTGTAATATTTCTTTAGTCTTGACAAGGCTTCGCAAATAGGAGCTTTCAACACCGTTTGTATGCTGAAGAAGTCGCGCAATTGACTCGTCGATAGTGCAACGGTAGTAATTCTTGAAGATGTGGACCGGTCGCAGGACGAAGAAGTCGTCGTTGAACAGATAGTAATCTTCTGATATGAGCGGGTGTTTATTAGTAATAAGATGGTTCGAAAGCACCTTCTCGTACTTGCTGCCAACGGCATTATTGCCTGGAATGTGACCTACATCACCATTTAGCCAGGGAGGAAGATAACCGACGATCCATACTTTATCGTGCGGAAAGTTCCGGCAAATACTTCGCAAAGTGTAGCGAAGTTCCTCATTTATCAATGCTTCTTTGACCGGAATAACAATATCCATAAGCTGATTATACAAAAAGAGGGGCCGAATTGCCCCTCTTATTTTTTCAATCGAGAACTGTTTAGGCCGAGGTTGCTTCCTCAAGACTCGCAACAGCATTGACTTTCTTGTTCAGGACGAACGTATCGCTACGATCGCGAAGCTGAAGCTCAACACCGCTGAAACTTGGGACCGGATCGATAACGACCATGCCGTCACCTTTGGGGTCCATCTTAGGAGTAACATTCACAACCGCACGCTTGTCTACGGCGATACCGTAAACACCTTCACCGAGGTAAGCGTCAGGTGCTTCAACAATTTTCGCACCCTTGAACATTCCGAGGAAGCCCTTCTTACCTTCTTTATAGCCCTGCTCCGAGCCGGTAAAGTTGATTGCGTTGGTCAGCAATGTAGCGAACTCGAAACCGACCCAGGCAATCACCTGGTTCACGTCACCGCCACCGGTGCGAACCTTATCAATCATACGAGCAAAACCGAGCTTGATCTGATCAGCCGTCGCACCGCTAAGTGCAATTTCGATCCGGTTGCCAATCGGTCGAGCAGCATAGACCTTACCTATTGAGTAAGCGTCGTGAGCAGGAATGAATACCTGATCCGCTTGCTGCAAAGCAACCTTTTTAGTGAACTGACCAACAGGAATATCCTGAATTTGCGTTCGTTGGATACGAAGCAACATACTCTTGTTATAGGCCAGAGTAAGGACCTGTTCTGCTGGAACTACCAGTGACGGAGCACCAAAAGGCGCCGTAGCGTGAGCCTCGTCGTAGTTAGCCAATGAACCGTTCGATACTGAAAGTACACGAACACTATTAACATCAACAAATTTGTAACCATTGTCGCCAAGATAAGGTGCAACCACAGAGCTAACGCTTAGTGGAATGTCCATTATATTGGCAGTCTTTGTGCCGTATGCCACAATAAACCCCCTTAAAATCTTAATTTAGAATGTAAAACCCTTTGCTTACCATTATTGTATATTAATCATAAACACTAATGCAATAGTTTTAATGGTAAAATCTAAATATGCAGATTCCCGTACACTTCGATCCGCGTTGGTATCAAGCTGAAGCACTACGAGCTCTTGAGAACGGCGTAACTTTTGCGGCTTGGTGTTGGGCGCGTCGAGGCGGTAAAGACTTCACAGCTTTCGGCTATGCGGTTAAGAAGATGGTTGAGCAGCCGATGGGAGTCGCGTTGGTGTTCCCAACCAAAGAGCAGGGCCGCGAGGCGTTTTGGGACAACGTAGAAAATGACGGCTTTAAGACCATTGAGCATATCCCGAAGCAGCTTATCAAACGATTCGATAACAAAGATATGAAAATTAGCCTTATAAATGGCTCGACCTTCTCTCTTTTAAGTGCGCGTGATCCGGACGCATTGCGTGGTGCGAACGCCAAGCTTTATATTTTTTCCGAGTTCGTGGACATTGACAGCTATGCCCTGGACGTCGTTGAGCCGGTTACAGATAACAACGGCGGCCAGATTATCATTCAAAGTACACCAAAAATCGATGGTATCTCTGGTGGTATGTTCAAAATTCTATTCGATCGGGCCAAGAAAACAAAAGGTGAATTTTCTTCTCTCATAACCGCAAGAGAATATCTATCGGCCGAAAAACTTGAATCAATCCGGCAACGACATATCGCTAAGTATGGCAATGATTTCAAATTCAAGCAGGAATATCTTTGCGATTGGGGCCAGGCGGGAACGGCTTCATACTATGGCGCCATTCTTAAAATGATGGAAAAAGACGGCCGAATTGGTATGCACCCCTATAACCCAGGCTTTCCGGTGTACACCGCTAGGGACTTAGGTATGTCCGACAGCACAGCCGTCGGCTTCTTCCAGTATTATCTTGTGAATGGCAAGCCGAAGGTCCGTATAATCGATTACTACGAAACCCACAACGTCGGCCGAAAAGCTATTATCGCAGCCGTAGCACAAAAACCTTATAACCTTGCCTGGCACTTCTTCCCCCATGATGGTTCGGTGCGGGACAGCGACGCCATTGCCAGGATTGAGAAGTACCGCGAAGACGGCTTAACGAATAGCTCGTTGCTACGGCGGGAGCCGGTGGACGACGGAATCAACCGCGTCGTCGAAAGCTTCGGGGACACTCTGATTCATAACCCGACTTGCACACCATTGATCCGCAAGTCTTATCTCTATAAAAGGAAATTCAACCCGCTTACTGGCGACTATTTAGGGCCAGAGCACGACTCCGCGTCGCACGCAGCCGATATGTTGCGCTATATTTTTGTGGCTATTGACCAAGAATTTAATAAAGAAGCCTGTGAAATGTATCTCTCACAGGCTTCTCAAGACGATGTTTACGAGTCGGCTATGCCGACGACAGCGATCTACTCACCTTCCGGTGCTGGCTGATCGTTGCGCTCTTCTTCGGCATTTTCGCGAGCCGTTTCGTGACCTTCCGCAACCGCGTCGTCACGAGCGTCAGTAGTGTCCTGACCGCCATTTTCTAGCTCGGCAGTACCGTCGCGCTCTGAACCGGCTTCCGGTTCATTACCTTGAGTTTGACTTTCATCAACCTCTTGATCGTCGTTCTGATTTACTGGTTCATCTACCATAGTAAAGACCTCCCTTAAATTAACTTTTGTATTATACCATTATTGAGCAGAACGCTTCTGTCGAATAGCTTCCACTAATTCACCCTTGTTAGCGAACCCTGAAGGTGCGTCAACGCCGGCGTCTTTAGCGATTGATTCAAGTTGAGCGCGGCTCATACCCTCATCAACCTCTTGAACTTGAGCCGGTCCTGAAGTCGTATCGCTCCCCGACTCCGCTGGCTGTTCAACACTAGCTGCTTCATCGGCCTTTTCCTCCTCGGAACCGCCATCATCAGCGTCAGAGGTATCCTCTTCGCCTTCGTCACGAGCGTCGTCAGTCGCTTCTTTTACCTGGTCAGTTATTGGTTCGTCGGTAATATTTTGTTCGGGGGACGGCTCATCGGCGGCCGTATCAGTAGGAAGCTGTTCAGGCTTCACTTGCTCTTTAGGTGGTAAGTCAAGAGTAGCACCAGAATTCATCTGGCCGCTATCACGAATACGACGGATATCGTCTTCGTATTGCTTCTGGAAGTCTTCCGGAGTCTGCTCTAACCCTTGAACCTTGCGGTCATTTTGAGCCGAAATATATTGCAAAATGTTCGTTTCGGTAATGCTGTCAGGTAAAATACCAAGCTGAACGGCAATACTTTCCAACAAGCGCGGGTCCTGTTGAATTCGCTCAATTTCAACTACTGTTTCAGGCGCTAAACGCCAGCCAAAGTCTTGGCCCTGGTTGACATTAGGGGAACGGTCACTAGAGCCCCAAAGAGCCGCTATGTGAGCGTCAGCGATTACCGGATCGGTTTTAACGACCCTGGATTCGCCGCTTCTGATGTTAAAAAATTTGATAGCCATGTGATTTTCCTCCTTATTTAATTCTCGTAGTAATCTTTAGCTGCTGCGTCCCACTCTTTATCTTCGGGATCGCGGGTATCGGACTTACCGGTAGAGGTAATATCTTCGCGATCAGTCTGATCTTGTTTGCGTTCAGTTTTTTTCTGCTCTGTGGCGGCAGTTTTAGCGGCTTCGTCAGGCTTGTCTTTAGCCTTTGCCTGGGCCTCAAGCTGTTGAGCAAGCTTTACATAGCCAGCCAGAGCCGTATCGTAGAAGCGCACCATTGAAACAGGTGCTTTAACAATTATGCCAGATTTTTCGTCTTTAATCAGCGTATCTTGAAATGCTGCATAAAGTTCTTTTTGCAAGTTTTTAAGCTGTGGGTTAGGACTTTGTGCAAATGCTTTGAAAAGCTCGCTATATTTGCCACGAACAGTATCCGCGTCGTCCTTAAGCCCGAGGTTAACTTCGGCAATCTCTTCGATTTTGCCTTCAGCCTCTTTGATCTGTTTATCAAGATGAGCTTGGGCCTGAAGCAAGTATGAGGCCGCTTCTTCTTCTGTGAACGGCTTGCGAGTGTTCGGGTTCATCAGCTTCATCACGTCTTCGATGGTCCGGATCGGATCGCCGTCGGCGTCGGTGAGCTCGGTCTGAAGATCGTCGAACATCTTCTCACGAACATCATTTTTAGTAGCTTTTAGATCGGCTTGCATTTCACGAACTGCGGCACGTTGATCGCGGACGGAGGAGTCAGCTTCAGGGGTTCTATTGGTGGCAGCAGCCACTTCTTCAGCTTCCTTTTTCTCGGCAGCTTCTTTTTCGTGACGAGCTTTAGTCTGCTCGGGAGTTTCATTTTTGGCCTTTTCAGCCTCTTCCTCTTCGGTTTTTTTCTTAGCCTCGGCGTCAGCTTCTTCTTGAGCCTTTTTAGCGGCCTCATCATCGACCGGTTTTTTATCTTTTTCGGGGTCTGGCTTCTCGGGATCGGTTTTATCGTCCTTTTTTGGCTGTTTTTTTTCAGGTTCAGGAACTTCGTGTTCGGTCTTAAATTCTTCGTTGGCTAGAAGCCACTCATCATCTTGAGTAGCTGCCGGCGGAGTATTATCAGCGGGAGCGTCATTTGGTGCGGGTGGGTTTTGTGGGTCCATTAGTTACCTTTCCTCTTTTGAACAACATTTTGAACAGCCGAATCAACTGTACTTTGTAAGGGCATTAAAATATCAAAAGCAATCTGTTTGCCTTCGATTTGGACTAAAAGCTTTCGACTTGCTTCATCAAGAGTTGGCGACTCGAGAAGCTTTAGAATGTCGAAAGCATTAAAGTCCTTGTAAAGTGCTTCAACCGCCTGATCGAGAGTCCGTTTAACGTCCTCAAGAGTTGAGAACTCTTCGTCGTCACGATCAACAGCGTCATTGGTTGTAGGAGCCGTTACAGGCGACCGATAGGGGATTGATTCATCATTACCAGGGGGCATAGAAAAATGATAGCTTAACCAATTTGTATTGTCAACTATTAACTAGCAATAGTTGATTGTGGGGCCGGTGGTTGGCTAGGTACTGGCGAATAAGGGGCAACTGGCGCGGCCAATCGCTTAGACTCTGGAACTGATTTTTCAAGAAGCATATCCGTAATCTCACGAACTTTTTGAATACCTTCAGGGCCAAGCACCTCGGAGTTTTGAGCCAAAACTGCAAGCGTATCCTGAAGATCACCGCGTTTTTTCTCTTCCAGTTCGTCTTTGCTCATACTAAGTTCGATTTCAACAGTCCAGTCCTTGATAGAGTCATAGTATTCATTCCAGTCAACAACCAACTTATTATCTTTGCCGACCGGAGGAACGAATTGAGTCATGGTTTGACCGGTTGGATCACTCTCGTCAACTTGTGGTTCAAATTCCTGCTCGGCAATACGATTGATGGTGTTCTTTGCTTCATCATCAATAATTAGAGTGGTTTCGTTCTTATTGGTTTCGACGTTCCAATCATCAATAGTCCGCTCGGAAACGTAGGTATCAAGTGCCACGAGTGCGTACTGACGTAAGAAGTTCTCAAGAATATTCGTAATCTGACTGGTCGAAATGTCTTGAACCCTATCTTGCTGCTTAACACCAGGAGCCGTTTTAGAAAAAGCACTACCGGAATTGATAGAGCCGATACTGTTACCCATGATGTTCTGAATTTGAAGCGACAAATGCTCCATCATCGGTTTGAACTGCGCTAATGCGCCATTGTCCATTGATTTGAGCTCGGCAGTAGCGTTCTGGTCCAAAGCTTCCCACACGACACCCTGCTTAAGCTGTACTGGCTTAGTGAAGCGACCACGCTTCAGGATTGGCGGCTTACTGTTAAGCAAGAGCATAGAGGCGATATTCTGGTAGTAGATGTTGGCTAGGTTCTGGTTAGGTGAAGCAAGCCGGACGCGGGACAGGCCGAACGGTGTCAGCGGAGCCGGATCGATTACCAGGAAGTTCACGCGAGGATAGCCGAACTTCGATCGGTTCTTGATTACTCGAAGCGGACACTCCTTAAGCTGCGGACAAAACGTCACAAACTCGCTAGGATTACCGACTTCGTATTTGGTTACGAACTGATAGGTATTAGCCGTGTATTCTGCTTGAGCTTTCTTCTGTGGATCGGACAGATAGATTGAATAAAATTTGGTCTTCGGGTCCATTTCAAGCAATTCGTCAAGCTTGGCAACGTCCCAACTGGTGTTTGGATTCTCTTTTGCGGCGTCGCGAATCTTGCGAACTCGAGTCTTGGTCAGGTTGGCCGATACATAATAGAAGCCGGACTCGTTAGCGTCTGAAATGCCTGGTTCCGGATCAACGTCGGCATAATGCAAAAGTCGCATGGTTGTACCGAAATCATTGAACATTTTGCCGGTCGCAGTCATAAACGGAGCGTAGCCGTGAGTCAACGCTTGCTCTGCTCCCATCTGCATTGTCGAAAGCAACCCCTTACCGAACGTGTCTTGATTAAAAACCCCACGTCGCAAAATATAAGACGCGACTGCGGCCTTGATACTGCGCTTTGTGCCATTGACTGAAGCTGAAAATACTGGTAATTGCTCAAGTGAGGAGCGAGGTATGGCACGGACCAAGCCAGCCAGGGTAGTATCGCCAACATAAGGAGCATTATTCTGATGATTTAGAGGTACGCCATCAACCAAGTTGTCCAAGCTTACAAAATCGTTTGTATTGTTCTCTCGGTTCTGTCGGGAAGTATCCCACTCCTGAAGCATAGATTCCATATCATAGTCGGGATATTTGTACTCGTATGGTTTTTCTGGTTCATTCATAATCATTATTCCTTATGTTTATTCTACCTTAAGTCCGGCTTGACTCCTAGATTTTCGCCTTCGAACGATATAGCACGGAGTAAGTAGTCACAATAATCATCTGGCGTCGAATAGAACCACTGACGTTCGTAGGTGATCTCACGGATACGAAGCTTAATTCGCTTGTCCACGCGGTCCAGCGTAGTCGCTGACTGATCAATATTCGATACCGCGTCCCAACCAGCCGGCATAGGCGCTTCATTAAAGACATATTGCGGATCGTCCCAACCACCGGCAAATGAACGCTGATAGACTGGACCCTGGAAAGTCTTCGTCTTGGTCTTTAACCGGCCAGATTGCGTCCGGTAATTCACCCCAACCGTAATCGAGCCGATTATATCTCGGAAATCAAAGACTGCCTGAACGGTTGATTGGTATTGATTGTGGGCCTCGTTGCCGCTCATCAAAGCTCCGCGAGCGGAAGTGGAGAAGGTATCCGCACCGCCACCGGCATAATCAACCGATCCGAAAGATTCGAATAATTTAAGAGTTTTATTACCCTGGGAAATATAGACAAATGCTGGACTATTAGGAGGTGATACTGTACCAATCCAGTTTGCCTCAATTTCAAGAGGTGGATTCCACGCTCCATTATTATCAATGTCCCGAATAAGAATATTTTTCGGAGTATCAAAACCGTATGGCGGTACGATCCAGAGTATTTTATTATCCCAAGCTGTACCGACAATTTCTTTCAGCGCCGACACTTTAATTTGGCGAGTATACTCTTTGATATCATTATCGACCTTTTTGATTGCCAACACGTTTTGAAGCTGCGGTTGTGTATCCATACTCAAAAAACCATTGGTTGAAGGGAATGATAGCTGACCCTGGTAATTCACCACGCCATAGCTTGAAGCAACACCGGCCGCACCATAGTTTTGCTCGGTTACACCCCATACTACAAAGCTTTGATTGCCGTAGTTTATAGTCTGTTGTTCAAGCAGCGCTTGTTTCGAAAGACCTTCGGTATTGCTAAATAATATAGTTAGGCTCGGGATACCCTGGCCGCTACGAAAGCCAACGACAGAGGCGGGGTAGTAGTTTGTTCCACGCGAAGGCTGCGCTCGGTAGCCGCCGTTGGCGCTCGAGAAGTCAAGTGCGTATTCGCCGTCGCCGCCAATCCAGATGTTATAAGGATCATCAACGTCACCATAAAGCACCGGCCGGCCATTGGTTTCAAGACCATATTGCACGCGAGGGCCGTCCGTGCTGTTTACTGCCGGAGGATTACCGCGTCCAATATCTATTGCCAGCGTACCATTATCTATAATCTTCTCTTGGTTCAAGTCTAATCCGGCTGCAAGCATAAGCATATCCGACGGCTGAATTGAGCCGCCATTGGCTGCCAAAGCTATGTAGAGATTCCAGTAAGTAGCGCCGGCCGGTTCTGTGCCGAAGTCAGGCCGAGTAATTGTCAGATATTCATCACCGTCAGGGCTCCAACTGTCACGAGGCTTGCTGATGTCTTGCTCAAGAATCGGCGAGATTTCAGTTTCACCAGTTGCACTCGAGTAGGTATAGCCGTAATAGATTTTATAATCACCGGAAGCTGTAATGCCGGTTGCGGCCGCCGTTAGCGGGTCGTCCGGATCATCAACAAAAACGTATTTGATAACATCAAAAGTTGGGCTCTCTAGGTCAATATAACAAAGCTTATCACCGTTGCCGCCGTTCAAAATCAAGAGCGCGTCTAAGGCCCGAATGAATACCGGTTTCCCTCCGTTTTGAGTAGTAAGAGTATTGTCGCCGCCGCAATCAGTCCATTCGTCGTCGCCGATTTGACAGTATTTAGCCTTGCCCTCGTCCAGTGTAAAGTAATAAATCTCGCCATCAACCAATGCCGGATATTTCTGATAAGTAGTTTCTACTGTATCCGGCAAAAATTTCTGAAGAGATTTACGAGGCTTCAAATAACCATGAACGGTTAGCTCAACATCATTTCCCGCAACGATTTGATTACCTTTAGCTGCTTGTTCACCTTCGTTAGTGTTGAACCAACCACCAGAGAATCCAGTGATGTCGTCGCTAGTAATCTCTTTTTTTGGTACTTTTACAGGATTTGTTACTGCCATTAGTAAACTCCCCCGACACTACTAAAATCATCAGTAACAGCTTCGTCAGGCGTTGAGGACTGCATATTGGCAGCCTTCTCACCATCAAGCAAATCAGCGTACTTCTGAACAAATGATGGCGTCAGGCCACCTTGAACGATGTCTGGCAGTACGGCATTTTTAGCTGTCCCGAGAACTAGCAATTGTCGAGGGATAGGTAGATCGAACAGGTCCGTATCAGCAGCAGCTAAACGAGGAAAGCTGTTCACAATGTCGGCAAAAATATCACCACCAATTTCAGTGTTGTTGAAAGGTCGTGAAAATTTGACCTTACGATTTACATAAGTTACGCGCTGTTCGCGCACACTATAACTATTACGCTTTGTAATCTGATTCGGGTCTACTACGTCCCAAGTGCTTACCGTACTGCTATCTTGCATAATCACAAGAGGTCGATCTTCTTCAGCCACTAATCGAAGAGCACCAGATGGAAGATCAAAAGTATCGCTAATCCCCGCAATCGTACCGATTTCTTTATCATTTTCCCGAATATAACTCCAATTGGTAGGAGTGCCATCGGGATCTTTTTCCTTCTCAAGCTCGTCAAGTAAAAGGTTACACCAAATAATAGTATTCGCAACGGCTTCAACGCCTTCCTCATCAGTAATATCTTCAATGCGCTGACCGTTCAGAGTCAAATAGACCTGTTGGGTAAATTCTTGAAGTTTTTGTTCGTCGGTCATGCCCTACCTCCCTTAGTGACGGTAATCTTTTTAAGCTTACTCCTATCATAGTTTGGCACTTTTTGGAGTTGAGGTATAGCAGTTTGTGGTTGAGAGAAGTTGGCGCTTTGGGCTTTAAGGGGTTGGAACGTAAATCCTGGCGCTGTTTGAGTTGCGATATCAGTCACGAATTTAGGCTTTTTGCCCTTCTTGCCCTTGCCACCGCCACGTTCAGAATCTTTAGCGTAATATTTACTCTTCTTCGGATCACCACTATATCGGCTTACGCCGGCGTCAGTAAGCCGCTTATCATACTCGAATAACAATTGGTAGGCTTCAGGATTGTAATCTTCACTTTCCGGATCACCCATATTGCGCCACTCGGTAAGAGAAGTATCTTTATACCGATCAATAACTTCAGGGTCATAATCATTATCACGAGTAATTTCAAGCCGTTTAATTTCAGATTCAATACCCTTGCGAGTCTTTTTAGACATTTCGCCGTCCTCTGCGCCGCGATCAAGCTTCCAACGATAGCCTTCAATAGCCAGGTCCCAATTGCCGTCTTCAACTTTGGCCTGGATACCATCATCAGTTTCAGGCACACCACGCTTTTTACGATCCTTCTCGGTCTGCTCTTTAGTTTGAGCCGCAACCTTCTCTTCGCGCTGCTCACCGGACTCACGAGTACCGCGAGTAGCCCGATCCACCACATCTTTAGCAATCGTACCTTCCTTGCGCTCCAAATCTTGTGCCATAAATGGAATACGAGCTTTCGTCTTATTGATCTCGGTAGCCAACACATCAGTAACTTGCCGGCCAGTTTCAGGATTCTCACGAGTAACCTTTGTTTCGGCTGCTTCGCCGGTCGGATTAAGTGCTGAACTCTGATCGAGCAAAGCATTTATATCACCGGTAATACCAGGGATATATTGACGAAAAACATCACCGGTATAGCCGGTCGCGGCTTCAGTGAAGTCACCCTTGCCAATCTTAGCAAGCGTAGTTTGAAGATTATTCTCACCACCGAACACGCTGGCTACGCCAGTATTCTTGTAAATGTTTTGAGCGAGCGCGTTGACCATTGTGCTGGCGGGGTTTTCGCCTTCGGCCTGGGCGTCTGTGGCCTGTTGGACCGAGTTACCCAGGATCAGCGGCACGGCGACTGTACCCATGATTGCGACCGGAATGTAGCGGTCGCCTATATTAATGTATAGGCCAGCGTAATCGTCACCATTGGCGTCTTCAGTCGTAATAACGCCAGCCTTAGTCAGTAACGTACCGACCGCATAAGCTTCAGCGCTGTTCACAGCCAGTTTTGAGAAGCTATCGACGACACCCTGAAGATTACCCTTTCGAGCATTGTTCAAGATAGAGCCAGTATTCCATAGGACATTCTTATCTGTTAGAGTCCGGTGTAAGTTACCACCAAGCCAGCTAGTAAATGGTGCAACTTGGTTTCGAATAAACACCGCACCGGCGCCGTGACCGGCTTCATCAAGCTTCCGAGCCAGGTTATCGCTCAAGAACTTGGAAATCTTATTATCGTGAAGCATATTGGCTTTCAAGTGAGTTTGAGTAGCGTCATAAAGCTGCTTCTCGTTGGGAATAGAAGCACGCAACTCGGCGTACACTCTTCGAGCGTCACCTTTCAACCCCTGTTGCGCGGCCTCCTGCATACCTTCACGAAATAACTGCTCCTCGCGGATACCTCGAGTTACGTTGGTCGGTAATTCAACCAGCGATCGAACTGCTCGGCGAATCGGACCACCGCCAGTATTAATATCGCCACGAGTAGCACGCTTGGCCTGGCCCATGAAGTCTTCAACAAAATCATCACCTTTGAATGAGCGACCAGTCCGCTTCAAGCCTTCTTTGAATCCCTTAATCAGTTTGCGAGGGCTACTAATAACATCTTGAAGATTGCCTCGCTGACCAGGCACTTTATTCAACACCTTACCGACCAGATTCGATACTCCTCGAGTAGCCAAATCATCGGCTGTCGTAAAGCTCGTTGAGATAATGTCAAAGATACGTCCGGCCGGCGAACTAAGCATAAATGTTCGGCCGACATCAGCCGCACGCTTACCAATCGACGCTTTAGGAAGATTTTCTTGGTAAGTTTTCCAAGCCTGACCATTGACAATTTCAGCATTAGTCCGAGCCTCATCGATAGCTTTAGTCAACCGGCGCACACGAGTTCGAACCTCATCAGGCGTTGACTTGTTGCTGATAAGGCCGCTATCGATAATATCTTGAGCCTCCGTTTCAAGGACACGAAGATCATTAGTAGCTTCGTCGGCAGCTTCAATTCGAGCCAGCAATTCGGCTCGTTGAGCGTTTGGCAATTCAGCGCCGGTCGCGGCCTCCAATTTATCAATCAATAATTGTTGCTTCATAACAGTCGGCATATTCTCGTACAAGGCTCGAATTGAGCGCAAATTCTGACCCGAAACTTCGGCATGGCGAGTCAGGCTATCAACAATGTTTTTGACAGCTAAGTCAGATTCAGGAGTCTTTAATGTCTGTAATCGACGAGCGGCCAGATTAGCTTCGAACATTTCAGTAGCATTTCTAATCACAGGAGGTTTGTTACCATAAACGGTAATCAAGTCAGCGTCCGAAGCGTCAGTAATTGACTGAAGTGCTCGGTTTTCGGCTTCTTCAAGATTAAGAGTGTTCTTCGGATTGAAGTTCTCGAGTACATCAGCTTGCAAATCTTCATTCTTAATCTGACTAGCAAGCTCTTCTCGCAATCTTGGAGCGGCGGCTCCACTCAAATCAACTTGTTCGCGAACAGCTTGCTCGGAGGCGACTTGACGCGCCTGTTCCTCGGCTGCCACTGGACTAGCGCCACGATCAGGTACGATACCCTCTTCGGCCAACTGGCGTTGCGCTTCGGCGTCGCTTATTAATGTAGGATTGCCTTCGGCGTCTGTGGCGGTTGAAACCCGAAGGTCGCCTTGTGCGGCAGCCTGGCTGATATCAGCCGGTGTTTGTTCGGCCACAACCGGCGCCGGTGCGACCGGTTCAGCTTTTTGTAGTGAGCCGTTAACGGAGTTGCGGAAATCAGCGATAGGCACTTCAGGCTGACCAGTGGGAGGGGCGGTAGGCACTTGACCACCAGCTTTCGCCAGCGCAACCGGATTTGTTACGTCTGGTACTCGTGGGATAAGAGGCAACTGGTCAAGTTCTTGAAATTTAGGAGGGGGAATCGGCTCGAGTAATCTTGGCCCTCTTGATCGTATAGGAGTTGGAGGTGTAGGTGTTTTGATACCATCATCAAGAGTAGTTTTCGGACCAGTTGGGATTTCGTCAACCGCACCAGGAATTTCGGGAATATCTTCAGATGGAGCTTTTTTAAGACCATCATCAAGATTATCGATAACTTTACTGCCGGCCGTACCGGTGGCAATAGTAGCTCCTTCTTCAATAGCTTCGTCCCCCTGACCTCGGAACTTTTTAAGAGCGCGTCGAACGAATGGAGGTAGAAATGCGCCAGCAACGGCTTGCGCTGCGTCTGCTGTACCCCGAGCGGGAGTAATTTCTTGGCCTCTAGCGGAGTCCTGGCCTAGATAACGACCAGTAAGCTCAAGCTCTTTTTCGAGATTTCGTGGATCAAGGAACTCTTCAATAGCTTCTTGGCCGAATTTTCGGAGCCTCCCGCCACCTTTGATAACATCATCTAATTTATTACCGAGCTTAGAAGTTAGATTACCAACCTTGCCAGCTTTTGAAACTACTGTCGGCGTGAAGTATGTGGCGATTTCAAGTGGTACGTTGCCAGCTTTATAAAGCTTGTCAACTTCCAATTCCTTCGCTAGATCATCAATTTCCTTCGCTTTGGAGGTCGAAGCTTTAGTAAGCCGATTCTGGCCCTTACCTGGCGTCAAAATATCGTATAAACCACCAGCGCCTTCAGCTAAACCGGTCCCAACACGACCGGCTGATAATACCGGCGCAATCCACTGGCTTGCATTGCCCTTGCTAGATTCATCAATTTTTTTTCCAGCACCTTTTTGATAGTCCAAAACAGTCGGATCACGGTTCCAACCATGCTTGTCTTGGAACTCACGAGTTGCCCGACTAATAGCAGCGGCTTCGGCTCGTTTGTCCCACTTCCGATCCGTAAACTGACGATCAAACCAGGAAGTATTCTCTTTTTCGCGGTCAATATATTCTTGCTTATATTTTTCGGTAAGCTCTTCAAGCTCGTTCTTTTTTTTCTGCTCGGGGGTAGCCTCCGGCAAATTACCGAGAATTGGATTATTGAAGGCAGCTTTCGATAAGGGGGAAGTAAAATCAAACTTTTGCTCTGGCCGAATTACCGTACCAGGGCGAGGGCCTTGAGCGCGTGCGGCAGCGGCGGCTTCTCTACGACGCCGCTCTTCTTCGTCTTCATCAGCAAGTTGCTGACGCTGACCACGATTTTCTTGGGTATCCCAAAAATCCGCACCGGACCAGATTTTGTTTAATCTATCAAAGAGGCCCATTTATGAAACCTCCTTATACCAATGCTTCTTCGCGCTCTCGCTTTTTCTGACGACCAGCTAATAGTGTGGTCGGACCACCGGCCCCACCAGTTCCACCGGATCGAACATCGACTGTCATATCACCGGCTCCGGCCAAATAACTTTCCAAATCACCAGGCGTAAATGCCGCGCCTCGAGCCGTGAACGGAGTTGCACCAACTCGAGTTTTATTAGCAATCACATCATTCAAACCACCAGCCCTGCCAAGCCATTCTGCGGCTGCGGCAGTATCGCCACCTTCCGCGAACAGTTCAGCCATTTTCTGAAAGTAATTCTGACGCTTACCAGCAATTTCACCTTCAAGTGCGGTTCGTTGATTTTTACGAGCCGTACCAGCCTCCGCTCGGCGGTCCTCGTCCTCTTCATCAAACCGATCCCACGCCTTATCAAGCGTAGTAGCGTTGCCAGCAAATGTTTCAGAAGCCTCGCCAATATCCTGATTGGCCGAAGTCTGAACCGCTCGGTCAGCTAATTCACTACCAGTACCACTTAAGGCGCCAATAGCAGCTAGTGTCCCACGAAGACCGCGACGACCTTGAGCCGCAGCCAAAAGAGCATTTTGTTTATTTTTTAGGAGGTTTTGATTATTAGTAACGCCTTCTTCTTCATAATCTTCTCGATTACGAGTGCGTTCTTTGTCATACCTACCGACTAAAGAGCCGTAGCTATCTTCAATATTCCCATAACCAACCTCTTGTTCTGTTCCAAGACTATCGATCGCCTGTTGCGTCGCGCCAACAGCCGCCTGATTAAGAACTTGTTGTGGCTCGCTCGTACCACCACTACCACCAGCCGGTGCTTGTTGAGCGACCATCGGATCGTCAATTTGCTGAAGACCCATTTGCTGCGGACTTAACAACGGTGCGAACCACCTCTGAACACCTTCCATACCTTCAGCCTTCATGTATGTTTCGCCGTCTTGTCCTATCCAGTAGACTCCATCTGCCATCTAAAACCCCCTTATGATTTTATGATTCAATAATAACATAAACATTACTGTTACAATACTTTTTCTAGTTGCGAAATTACAGCGTCTATATTTCCTGGGTGAACAACCCAAACGGTTGACCAACCAGCCAATTTTTCAAGCGTTTCTTTTTGGAGTGGCTTGAATGGCGCTTTAGCCGAACTTTTCACCTCAAAAGCGCCCCACCACCCCTCATAAAAAGCAAAAACGTCCGGACAACCAACCGGCGTACCAGGGCCAGGCTTCGTTTTGATAACATAGCAGCCTTTGTCTTTGAGATATTTAATCAGTCTTTTTTGAGTTTTTCTTTCCATGCGTCCATAATCTGCGGCGCCATAAGCTGATACACGCCGTCCTTATTTTTAGTCGCTCCATACGGTGCTTCCAGCGCATAACTCGTAAGATAAATATCTTCACCCAAAATCCGAATTGTTTCAACGAGCTTGCCATCAATTTGGTCAAAAATCTCGGTAATAGCCTCAAAATTATTCTTCTCATTCGCTAAAATTAATAAATTAGCCACAATTACCGACTTTACAAGCGGAAGATTGCCATCTTCCGGAATTTGATCATTTTCAACTTCTTTTTTCCGCTGATGGATTAAAAGCGGTACTTGACGCGGCGAATCAGCCATTTTTTCAAGTGTTTGTCGAAGCGTCATGGTCGTAACCTTCACCGGTTCTTCCTCGGCCTCCGGCGGTTCATTTAATGGTTCAGGTTCTTCGCCGGTCGTCAGCGTCGGAGTTTGGCCTGGGGCCGGCAGCGTGACTTTTTGCGCTTCGGGGAACAGGAAATAGATTTTCGGGTATTCGAATTTAATAGGAGTTTCGACCTTGCCGTCCACGCGGTCGATAGACAATTTGATTGCCGAAAGTTTGCCATCAGAACAGGTCCGGACGAGTGAAAAAACGGCGGCTTGATAGCCGGTATATTTGGGATCAGCTTCAGCTTCGCAAAACTGTTTCCAGTCCCAATCGATGATTTCCTTGAGGAAGCTTCCTAATTTGCCTCGGTCACTCATATTGATTATTGTACATTACAGTTATGGTTTGGGGCATTTTTTCGTAATTCGATCTGTTTGCATTTCGGGCAGCGCCAATATTTATGTCCGGTCCCGCGACGCTTCCTCGGGTCGGCGTGCGCGATATGCCAATGAGGACCACAAGCGTAGTGGATATACTCTTCCTTCCACTTGAAGCCTAGTTTAGTGGCCGCAATTTCGGCTTCGAACTCGGTATCATAATGTTTTTTCATTTCGCAAGGTGTCATACTAGCTCCCTGACCATTTTCTTAGTCATTGGATCGACGTATTTGTGATTTTTCTCACAGTTGGCCGAGAAGCTCAACCATTGAATATTATCGAGCGTATAGCCGATATCAGGGTTAATCCGATCGATGGACGGCGATAGATTCAGGCAAAAACCGGCTTCGGCCCAATCGAAATATAGAGCTAAAAATATGTTCAGGTTTTCAAAATCTTTGCACCAAATAATAAATTCTTCGATGGTGATGATTTCTTTACCCTCGCTATGGTGCGAATGAGTGGCGTGGCCGTTTTGCCGCGCTGCCATGTGGTAATATCGTTTTTTCCAGATTCGAATAAAGTTGTAACGGCGAGCTTCAGTTTCCCATCGTAGTTTTCTCTTTCGGCTTGACCTCTTCATTGCTCCAACCTTTCTCGAGATCATAGTGATACTCGTTAACGTGCCGCGTCAAGGCACTTTTGCTTTTAACTTGCCGCCAACAATGGGGACATTCAAAATACGTCATTGTTCTTCTCTCGGTAATATTTAAGAATTCGCTTCTGCATATTATTTTTCCAGCGATTAGCCTGATCTTTTTCCTTCCGGTCCATCGTAACAATCTTGCCACCATGACCTCGCCGACCCAGGCGAGCCGCGTGACTCTCTAAGCGACGCAAATACATAGTGCAAGGTACATCAGTCTTGACGAAGCGTGCGCCGGCTTCCACTAAATCAGCCACAAAAGGCGCATTGGGATAATCGTGAGGCTTGTATGGATACTTTTCCCAAAAGCTCCGACGAAACGGCGAGTGGCCGACAATAAAGCCCTTGCCGCGATATAGAGTCGCCATTTCCTCCGGCGTCTTAGGAATATGAGTCAATACTTTGGACCGGCGCCACATCGCCTTTGACTGCCACATGATACAAATATAATCAGCCTCCGCTTCCAGCCGAGCATATTCATCGATGGCGTCAGGCAACAAAACATCATCAATACTCAAATATTGAATCCATTCGGTTTCGCTCTCATTAATTGCAGCATTTCGCATTGGCCCCATAAGAGGCTTTACTCTTTCGCAAAAATGAAATTGCAAATCAAGCATAGAATATTTATCCAATAGCTCGTTGTAATTTTCCAAGCCGTGATCCTTGCCGAGCGCTATAATCACTTTGGTAGGCAAAGTCTTGCTCTGCGAAATAGCCTCAAGCCATTGATTCGCGAACCGGCCATAATCGTTATAGGCAATAGTTACAATAGCGATATCCATCACACGTCCATCTTGTCGATTAAGTTTCGCTTTTTTTCGATCGGCTCGGGGTGCGGATACCCAAATATGAAGGCGCCACAAAATACCGCACCTTCCTCCCAACCCTCCGGCGTGAACCGTTGGTAGAAAAATTCCTTGTTCTCGTCGCGGATATTCGGATTAATAAACGCACAATGGAGGCCAAGCGCTGTTGCCATAAGCGAAAGCTGCTGGACCATCACGCCGGCGTCAATATAGCTGTTGTAGTTAATTTCACGGCCACCATCAGCCTTGTAAGCGACCGGATCAGCCATCAGAAGAAAAATCATCGGAGCGCGGTAAACCCAACCGGTCCCGCCGACCAATAGGCCGTCGAGTAGGTCTTTGTCGTTCCGCTCGGTAATGATTTTTATTCTCACGCCATGCCGGTCGCAACTGCTCGGGCAATGCTTCACGCACTCGAGCAAATCTTCAACGTGTTCTTTGCTGACTGCCAAAGTATCGAACCGGCGATTACTGTGGCGTTCTTTCATAAGAGCGATAAGCTCCTGCTTTTTCCCAAACTGCTGATGAAGTTCGTAACGTGGTTGATATGGATCACCCATTGATTAAATCCCCTACTTCTGGTTTTTCTTCCTTAAGTTCTTTTGAAACGACATTAATACTTACTTGGACCCGAGCCTCGTCGATTTTCTGCCAAAGCTCCGACTTAATGACCGTATTGCCTTCTTTATCCGTCACTTCCGACTGACGCATTTCATAATCGTCACGTTTAGTTGGATTGTCTAATTTATTCCGTTCCCATAGGTCCCGATCCAACTTGTCCCGCGCCATTTGGCGCTGATACCTAAAAGTTGAAAGGAGTTTCCCCAGAGTCGAGGAGTTCCGCTTGTTTACCATCTTTGCTCCAATCGCCTATAAGTTTTTCTTGTTCAGCTTCACCTAACCGATCGACCTCTCGGTGTTCACTGTCTTTAACCTGATAAATACCAAGCCGCCCTTCAACCTTAATCAAATCTTTGAATTTGGCGTTATTGGCGGTATAAATCTTTATTTGGCGGCTATTCTCGTCACGAGCCGAACCGCGAACAAAGCCTTTTTCGTCCATAGCACGGCGAAGGACATTTATTGAACTGCGCTTGTAGCCGTGCTCGGCGCACCAGTTCTCGTAATCCTGTTCGAGCAAGCGGAAGTTCAGGAAGCCGTGCAAGTCCTGGGCCACGAGCTCGTCGGCGTAGGTCTGCGCGGTATTGGCGTCGGTATCGTATTTTTCTTTCATCAACGTCGTCGTGTCGCTGAAGACGTACTCGTATTTTTGCTCTTTGAGGATTTGCGCGTACTTGATGATTTCGGATACGAATCGAGCCACGAATTTTTTGGTAAAATTTCGTTCTTCAAAAGTTTCATCTGGTTTGAAGCGATTATTAAACGGAATGACAAGAGTACGACGTCGAGCACCATAACTCTTGTCGCCGAAGGTAGGAATGTTGTTGGCTGAAAATATGTGGTGGACATTACCTTCAATTTGAACCATGTCCTGCGAGTGGAACTTATGGACATTAAAACTTTCGTGCGTTCCGATAGATTTATAGGTCCGAGTATCTTCGACGTACCCTTCACTCGATTCCTTACAAATATTTCCAAGTTTTCCATTGAGTTGGGGGGTGTCCCGCTCGTCTTCGAGTTGTTTGACAGTGACTTCCGTAAGGTACGGCCCGAAGATTTTATAGAGTAAATGAACAAGCGTAGATTTTCCATTAGCACCACCTCCTAAATACCAGATCACGCCAACTGGCTTTTTATCCATTATAATCGGCGCGATCGTCTGCATGATATCGCCGTAAACACCTTTGTCGCCGGAAGACAAATCCATGATGAACTCTAAGGGGGAGCTTTCCGGCTTCAAGTCAACCGGCTCATAATCAACGCGGTAAACACAATCCTCACTCGAAATTTCGTCAGTCCATTCGAGATTTTTCATATTCCAAACCCGACCACCAAAAGCAATATAATGAGCCTTGTCGCTCATATCCGGCGCTGTCGTCCGGAACAAATGCTCCAAATCGGCCACTCGCGAACGACTCAAACCCTCGCCATGAACGCTATAACACGCCTCGGCAAATCGGTCACTAGTCAGATCGCGCCAGGCGCCATCTTCTTCAATAATTGTCGCGCCTTTGAATCGGGCGATCCGGTATCTAAATCGTAATTTCTCGGCCAGGCGTTGCTTGACCGGCTTATCGGTATCGCTGGCTGCGGGATTCAGCGCACCTTCAAATTTGTCAATTCCTTTGCGGCTCATACGAGAGTCCTTCCCCCGAGTTCGCCGATTGTGTCGCCGCCATGTTTGCCCCCTTTGGTTTTTTTAATTACTTTGCGCGTCAGTAAAGTTCACTATATCACAAAAAATTACGCTTATGGCAACAGTAGTTTTTACAACCTACATATAGCGTAGCGAGGCTCCATTACTACACCATACTACCGTTATTAAGCTGTTCGCTTCCACATATAAACTACGATGTATGGTTGCAAGTTATTGTGGGCGCCACCACCGCCGGTACTTGTAGTGTTGGTCGCAGCCGGAGCCGTACCACTAGCATTACCGGTTCCGCTGACTACGTTATAGGTAATGTTTCGGTTTTGACTTGTTAATCCCCTAAAGCTACTAAAGCCGTCCATGCTTCCGTGTATATGAGCCGGCATTTCTGCGCTTGTAAGAGCATGGGTTTTTGCACCGCCAGTTTCTTCAGCCGTATCAAAGTCTGTGTCACCTGAATCCCGACCAACTAATACGCGACCAGCACCAAACGCTACCCAAGTGCCAAAGCCGAAAAGCGTATTCGGATTAGTTGAAACGATTGAAGTATAAATTGAGCCAACCGGATAGACGAGTGGCAATATCGCTCCGGCGTCGCCAGGTGGACCCTCTGGACCTTCGGGACCTTCCGGACCAGTCGAGCCTGTTGCACCGGTTTCACCCTGCTCGCCTTGAACGCCCTGCGTACCCTGGATTCCTTGAATACCTTGCTCGCCTGGATCGCCTTGCGGACCTTCAGGTCCAGTTGGACCGGTAGCTCCTGTCGCGCCAGTTTCACCCTGAATCCCCTGATCACCTTCCGGTCCAACCAAAGAAACCGGAATCCCCCAATCACCCGCCGTTTTTGGCCCATACAGTTCGTTGGTAGCAGTATCCAAATAAAAATCACCGTCCTCGCCTTCAGTTGTAGGCGCAACCGCACCGCTTAATATCGTTCTGCCGTCGGCCCCATCATTACCAGCAGCACCAGTTTCGCCTTGAGGTCCTTGCGCCCCTGTTTCGCCCTGTTCACCCTGGGAACCAGTTGCGCCTGTTTCACCAACCAACGAAGTCGGATCACCCCAAGACCCCAATGTTTTCGGGCCATAAAGCGTTGACGCACTCGTATTAATATAAAAATCACCATTGCTACCCACCCCGCCGGAAGGATTTGACGCACCACTAAGAAGCGTCCTACCATTCACCCCATTTGTACCGTCCTCGCCATCTTCCCCTGCTGGACCAGGATCACCCTGCGGGCCGGCAGGTCCCTGCTCGCCAACCACTCCAACAGAATTCAAAATTGAATGGCCGTTCATGTCCAAATCGCGGTCCATTTCAATCGGCACTTCAGTTCTTGGCGGTATCGGGGGACTTAGGGTCTGATCGTGGGCCGAATTAAAATAAGCTTCAGCTTGTGCCGCCTCAATAATCTCATCTTCAGGAGGCATTACTCTAACCCCGCAACAGTTCGAAGCTGCGAAATATTATAGCCAATCATGCCGGCTTTCGTTTCTGCGTTATAGACTAACGGCACGGAAAAACCGAACTGTTTCGATAGCTCCTCATACTCACTACCCTCCGCTTCATGCACCTCAAAATCCACTCCAATATGAGCCAAATATTTAATAACCATCGGGCAGTACGCACAATTTGGCCGCTTAAAAATCTTAATCATGCTGCCTCCGGCGGTTCTGGTAATGGCGTCGATTCGAGGGCTGGTGGTAGATCGGGAGCCGGCGACATAGTGGTAGTGCGACGATAAGCTTCGAGGCAAGCGGCGCCAACCTCGGGAGCCATGCGCCCCGATAGCACAGCGTCATGTATGCCGTCCTCAATCGTAATCTGTTCAGCCTCACGAAGTCCCCGATCGATAGATTCAACCGCTCTAAGATGTCGCTTGCTCATAGCCAATCCCCCCAATCTCGGTGTCATGTAAAAATTGTTGGACCGCCTCATCGAAAGTACATTGTCCGTCGTGATGTAAGTCGATAAGCTCATCAAAAAGTGCGATCCGAGCCAGCCTAATTTGGTAACGCTCAAGTATTTCAGTTTCTTGGTCGTATAGTTTTTCAGGCTGGCCCATAGTGCTTTTGATTATGCTACTCGGCAATACAAAACGCAAGAAAAAGCTATGTAATAATAGTGGCGTTTTGTCAAAAAGGCAAAAAAGCTGATCGGTCCGCTGTGGGAAGTATAAGCCTATTCCTGCACCCACCCACACCCTACCCCCCCTCCCCCCTGGTCTACCATTCACCTTAGCCCTTCGCCTCCTTCCACCCTCCCCGCCTCCCAAGCTATTGACATACATTGACAGTATTATTATATATATGTCCGCTATTGACCCCTGATGAATTGGGTCGTTAAATAACTATTTTGCGACGTGAAAAACCTATTATAACATCACCACCTCTGTTAGTTTCTTACAACACTTTGTAGACACTTAGACACTTGGTTTTCTATAATTAATAGCCTTTAATACTTTTATTAATTTTTAGAATACTACTACAACAACTGTCTACAAATAGAACAGCGACAAAATAAACTTTTGTAGACACCACCACACCCCTGTTTTACCTCCTCCCTGCCTGTTGTAATTTTGTATACGATTTGTAGACACTTGTAACTGTCTACAAAAACACCTATCATAATAATTAATAATTCCATTAATAGTTATTGACAATTAATAATCCATTTGGTATACTGCTTGCAGGATCGATTGACGACCGGACCGACAACGACAAAGCTACATAGCAGTCACGGCCAACAGTCAAACAATCCTGATCAATAACAATATAAGGATACAGTTTCCACTACTACCCGACGCAGAGTAAAGGCAATATGCTGGCGGTTCAAATCCGCTCCCTCCATGAAGGCAGAACTCTTAGGGTGGGTAGTCGCGGGAACTGTACGAAGAGAAAGGATAGATCGCCATGAGCAAGCTATTCACTAAGTACGAAGCTATCTTGAAGGGTGGCACAATTAAAGAAGGCGAGATTTTAGGGCTGAAAAAAATTCTAAACGGTTACGCCAACGTATCAGTAACAGAAGACGAGCGAAAGCAATTGCTTGATCTTGTATATGAGCATGAGCCGCGAGTCACTAAAGAACAGGCCGAAAAAGGCTTGAACTGGTTGAATAATCAGCGCCGGACCCCTCGAGGTGTTGAGCGGAAAAATAATCCGTTTGGTACTCGAGAGGAGCAAATTCTTGACGACTTCGATCACTTTACCTTAAGCGGTTTCTATGATCTACGAATGGCCTCAAGTTTTGCGCCGGAATTACATAACTACGTTCAATGCTACACGGTTCACGACAACGAAGGGTACTCTTTTGAGTATTATGTCGCCGGCGGCCAGATTGAGATTATAGGATAATGACTCAATATCTGATCAGCGCAAGCATGAAGCCGTATACCGTAAAAGTCCAGTTTGTAGAAGAGGCGGCGAACTGGTCCGAGGTTACGGCCAAATATCCCGACGCCGAATTAATAAAAGTGATAAAGGAGTCAAAATAATGTACACAATCATAAGCGCAAAGCGATTAAGCAACGGCGCCGGCGGGAGTGATATATTCACCAAGTCCGGCCAGGTCCGAAAGGATTGCAACGTCACAACTTTCGATGGTACGCCGGAAGAAGCCAAAGCCTACCTGGACACGATCAAATACCAGGCGACCGGCAAGCCGTATGTCTTCACTCATATCGAAGGCCGCGATCTGTTCAACTGCCGAAGTATAGTCAGGCAAGATGTTAACGGCCTGATCTGCTCACCTCAAAAGCTGGCTGATCTGCTAGGAGTGTAATTGATGGACCTGTGGCCGGAAGTCCTTAAAAGCCGGATCAACCATAACAAATAAAGGAGGGTATAATGTCTACACTGTCAAGCTATAAGCTAGACTTTGAGGAATTACCCCTAAAAACCCGAAAGGGTGGGAAGGACAGTAAAATGTCAAAAGCAAACCAGACTGAAGCACCCGCTAAAGTCTACAACAAGACCCGAGGCGAGCACGTCAAAGACGTTATGATCGCCGTTCTGGTCGCTAGCATAATCGCCTTTATTGGCGGTATGCAGTTCGCTAACAAGCAAAACGCTACTGTTAGCGAGGCGGTGAAAGCCGTTACATTAACACAAGACGCCGAAGCGACCTCCCTAAAAAAATAATGGGGGCCGCTCCTCCGGAAGTGGAGGAGGTCAAAGCACCCCCTCTTACTGGCTGTGAGGCTGTGCGAGCGGAAATCGCCGAGTATGGCGGTTGGGACGTGAATCTGGTGGCGGCAATAGCCGAAGCCGAGAATCGGGCCTGTAATCCGCTCAAGCATAATCTAACGGCAAGCGAAACACACCGCCGGCGCGACGGATCAGTGATATGCGTCGGGAGCTATGGAGCTCTACAAGTGGGGTGCTTGCACTACCGCGAGGGTGAGGACCGCAATGACTTGAAAACCAATGTCAAAGTGGCTCACCGAGTTTGGGAGGGATCGGGCTACACGGCCTGGACAATGTACAAAAACGGAACATATAGGGAGTTCTTAAAATGAGATATTACTATTTGGAGCGGCCTTCCCGACTTAAACGGAACGCCGGTCGATCATTTTGGACGATACTGGCCCTGCTAGTGTTGCTCATGCTATGGGACGCGCTATTCAATAACTGCGGCTGGTTCATTAATTTAATAATATGGAGTTCGGAGCGAATATGAAAACATTTATCGTAAGGCTGGTAATCGGAGCAATCGCTCTTGGTATTGCTGCGCTATTTACTATGGGAGGCTAGTATGATTAATCTTTATGAATATCAGAAGAAGTATCTGGCCGACCTGAAACCGCGCTCAATAATGGCGGCCGATACCGGAACAGGCAAGACGTTTATGGCATTGGTTCACTATCAGAAGTGGTCGCTACAATTCTTGAGTGCTAATGGAAGGGTTACGTTCAGGCCGCCTCTTCTTATATTGGCGCCGGCCTCCAAAGTCCGAACCGAGGATTGGGAGCGCGAAATTACGGAATGGTTTGGCGAGGGCAATGAACCGGAATATCAAATATACTCTTATGAAAAATTCAGCCGCAATCCTTCGCTTAAACAATTTCGGGAGGGCAAACGTGCTATCTGGCATGATTACGCACCGAAATACGGCGGCAAGCAATGGGCTGTGATATGCGACGAAGTACACCGAGCCAAAAACCCGCAATCTGGTATCGGTAAGGCTGTCTATTGGACTGCCAAAGACGCTCAATTCTTCGTCGGCCTATCGGCTACCCCGCTGCCGAACGGCTGGATCGACTTCGCCAATTATTCAAAGATATGGGGATTCACCAAAGGCATAACCGAGTTCAAAAATCGCTACTGTGAATATGTCGATTACAAGGGTTTCCCCGAGCTCAAGCAATACTGGCATATTGACGAGCTTATGAAGCAATGGGATTCGGTATCTAAAAAGCTGACTAAGGCTGAAGCCAATGACCTTCCGGACCGCACCTTCGTCGGCGTGGACTTCAAGCGGCCGCCGGCCTACATCAAAACCATAATAGAACGCAAAAACGCCGCCGGCGACTTGCTCGACTCGGCCGGCGCTCTGGCCCACGCCATTCGCCAAACGCTCACGCCGGTCAAACTGGACTACTTATCTGACCTACTCGACGGAACGAACGAAAACGTCGTGATTTTCTACAACTACATCACCGAACGCGAGGCGATACTTGACCTGTTAAGTAAAAAGCACAAGGATAAGACTGTTTTCCGGCAAGATGGCGAGAAACATCAGCTACCGAAAAAAGCCGATTGGAGCGGCATTACCAATTCAGTCACAGTATCGCATTACCGGTCCGGATCAACCGGCGTTGAAATGACATACGCTACCCAGGTGATTTACTTCAGTCCGACCTATTCATACGCTGACTACTTGCAATCAATCGGCCGCGTATACCGCAACGGCCAAACCAATAAAACCACGTTTTATAATTTTAGGACGCCGAATAGTATTGAGGAGGATATCTATACGGTGCTCAAAACCAAGAACGACTTTCAAGTCGCTCAATGGATTAAGAAAACATTTAAGGAGGAAGAATAATGCAATATGTCTATTATATCCGCAAACGCAAAGACGGCGAACCACCGATCTCGATTGTTGAAATGAGTGATATTGAAGATGGCGATTACGTCACAATTCACTTTGATAAAAAGCGACACGTTACTATTAAAAGCAATAACAAAAAATATAAAAAGCACAACAATAATTCTGTTGACGAATAATGTTCATTAATATAGACTAATAATTACCACTACGCAAAGGGGTTCTATGAAAAAGTACACAATCTACGCTTATAAGCACTATTGGCCTGACCATCTTAACGATCCGGACAGCGGTGATATTCCAGTACCTTATAGTAAAGACGAACGCGATTATGTGATCGAGGCTGAAAGCGAAAAAGAAGCTATTAAAATTGCTGAAGAAAATTACGGAAGTGGTGAGCGCACTACTGAAGATGGCAAATATATACCAAATTCTGATGGAAGCTGGACTTTGATGGGTGTCAAAAAAGTCGAGGTTCTAAAATGACTCAAGCTGAAGCAATTGACCTGATGATGTCCGGAGCAAGTATATTCCTTACTGGCGAACCAGGAGCCGGCAAGACATATACTCTGAACCAATTCATCGAAAAGGCTCGCGCGGCTGATAAGCGAATAGCGATCACGGCCTCAACCGGTATCGCGGCCAGCCATATAAACGGCGTGACGATCCATTCATGGAGCGGACTTGGCATTGCCGATTCAATAACTGACGCCGAGTTGGATCGCATGAGCTATAAATCATTCCTGCGGGACAAATACAACCGGTGTGACATTCTGATTATTGACGAGATATCAATGCTCCACAATTACAGGCTCGATATGATTGAGCGAGCCTGTCGGTGGGTCCGTAACCGGTTTAATGATCCGTTCGGTGGGTTACAAGTAATATTGGTAGGTGATCTGTTCCAATTGCCGCCGGTGACGCGGGACAGCTTCGGTGATGATTACGTTCACCAGTCCGAGGCGTGGAACGCGGCCGACCTGAAAGTGGCGTACCTCACGGAGCAGCACCGGCAGGGAGCCGACGACCAATTGCTGACTATCTTGCGCCAAATGCGAACCGGCGATCTATCCGTCGAATCGCGCCAACGCCTCGCAAGCCGGCAACGTCCCTCTGACGACGATTCAATTACTCGCCTCTATACTCACAACGTAGACGTGGACGCGCTGAATCGCAAGAAGCTTGACGAGCTTGAAGGCAAGCACCGCACTTTTCACATGAAAAGTTCTGGCGATAAATACCGTAGCCAAGCCATGCGACGCAATATACTCGCACCAGAAGCGCTTGAGCTTAAGGTTGGCGCCGAGGTGATGTTCGTGGCTAATAATTGGGACGAAGGCTTCGTGAATGGCACGAGGGGCCGAGTAACCGGATTCACCGGTTCGGGTGAGCCACAAGTTGAAACAGTTGATGGTAACTTCGTGACAGTCGAGAAGCACACCTGGAAGGCTTTTGATGATCTTGGTCAGTATGTAGTCGCCGAGGTGTCACAATACCCGCTACGGCTCGCCTGGGCTGTTACTATACATAAAAGCCAGGGTATGAGCTTAGACGCCGCTGAAATTGATCTTGGCAAGGCGTTTGCGCCAGGAATGGGATACGTTGCGCTTAGTCGGGTTCGCAGCCTCGAAGGGTTATACCTTCTTGGCCTCGGTGAACAGGCGTTCGCAATGGACCAAGATATCCGTAAATTCGATAAACTATTAAGGAAGGGGAGGTCAAAATAATGGCTGAACAGAATATTAATGTAACGGTTACTATGCCGGTGTCATACGCCGCATATATCGACCGTAAAGCGGCTACGAAGGATCAAAATCGTAGTCAGGTTGTCCGCGCCATGATCCGCAAGGATATGGAAGAAGACGCCGCTAACAAGCCTAAAAAAGTTAAGGGAGGGAAGTAATGGCCGTAGAAATAATAAGAGCAAAGCCAGTCGCACCGAGCAAGTTCTTGGTGATTGGCGAGCCGTTTAGTGGCAAAACCACATTAGCGGCTAAAGCGCCGAAACCGGTGTTTATCAGCACCGACGGCAATTCGGCCAAGCAGGGGCTTGATACGATTCGTGTCAAGACGGTTCAGGACGTCCGTGACGCCATGCAATTGGTGGCAGGGACCAAAGACTATAAAACAATCGTGGTTGACACTGTTGAGGGTATCGTTGATATCTTTGGCGATCAGGTGTTGTCCGAGTTCAGCAATTACCGGACTCCGGAAGGCAAACCGATCCAGGCGCTTCAGGACGTGCCATTCGGTCGGGCCACTGGTGTACTCAATAAGCGAATCCAGGCTTTCGCTGAAGCGCTGATGAAGCTCCCGCATAACGTCGTCGTGCTTAGTTATACTAAGCGGGTTCAGGACGACATTTCCGGCGCTATCAAGCTAGAGAGCGAGTTTAAGGGTATTCGCCTGTTCACGCGCTTCATGGACGCTCAAGTGCTGTGTTACAGTGATGGCGAGAAGCACCGAGTCAGCTTAATCGAAAAGCGTGAAGTAATGGCCGGCAAGGTCGATTATGGTGAGATTGGTGATTTCCTAACTGCTATCGGTTGGGAATTACCGAAGAAGTCAACTAAGGTCGGAACAGCGAGGAAGCGGTAATGGCAAACGTTCATCAACTTAGCAAAGAAAATCAGATGGGAGTTTGGTATCAAGGCAAAGAGTATTGGATACCGGCAATCCCCTATCCGTTTTTCACTACCAAAGGTTTGCCATTTTGGAAGCGATTCAATGAAAAGAATTGGCGACCTCAATGTGTTTGCGGTAGAATTTTCGAAACTCTGGAAGACTATAACGCTCATATCGTGTACAACAATACCTTATGGGGTCTTGCTGACGGAGTGAAAACATCAAATGTATCAATAACTAACAATAAGGAGGATCAGTAAAATGGTCAAATTTAGCGACGAGCACAAAGAAGAGCAACAAGGTAATTACTTCGGTCAGGGAGTTCACAAGGTCCAAATTATGCTTGTGGAGTTTGGTAAGACCGACGACGGCAAAGAGTTCGGTGAATTTACTGTCGTTGATCCGGAAAACGACGATCGGCAAGACAGGGTTCGATTGTGGTTCACAACCGACAAAGCTGTAAAATTCAGCTTTAGCACCCTTCGCAACATCTTCGTTCATAATGCACCGGAAGACAAAAAGGATTCCACCCGCGAGAAATTCAACGCTTTGAAGGATACCGAAGAGCTTGAACAGGCGTGTACGAAAACTCTAATTGGCAAGGAATGTTGGTACACCTTGTACGAGGACCCCGAGCGAACATATACCAACGACAAGGGTGAAGTGAAAAACAGCTATAACCGGAACATTTACGGATACGAGCCAAAACCTCGCACCGTTACGCCGGCCGAAGGCGTTGAAGATGTCCAGGTTGATAGCGGTGAACAAACTAAAAAAGCTGATGGTGATCCAGGTCCGCAAGACCCAGGCAGTCAACCATTCGGATTCTAGGAGGGGATATGAAAGCTTTGAGCTACCTCGCATTAATCACTGGCGTTCTGTTTCTCGGTTTCACTATCGGAACAGTAGTCGGCTCACAAAAAGAAAAACAATATACCCTTAAGCCATACACCGGACTTGGTTCCGGCGTATTGGCCCCAGGGACCGTACTGAAAGAAAACTATAAGAGTCCGGCTTCCGTTATCGGCAAAGTTGACGGCGGGGTTTGGATAATCGAGGAGGTGTCAAATGACAATTAAAGAAGCTGCTAAAGAGTTGAAAAAGCTCAAAAACATTCAAGGTCGGACCGGCAATTGGGACTACAATCCCTATATGCACGGCTTGTACAACGGCATTGAGTTGGCTCTGGCTACTGTTGAGGGCCGCGATCCGGAGTTCAAGGAAGCACCGGCACGCTGGCTCGAAAAGAACCCAACCGTTAATAAACCTCGGGACCCGATCGGCCACGAGAAAGACTTGCGTGTATGAAGTTCGAATACTTCGCTGGCGAACAGCGCACCGAACCCTGGTTCCAAGCTCGAATCGGCAAGGTAACAGCTAGTAATCTTTACCGATGGCTGGCTGTTAGCAAGCGTGACGGATCGCCGCTGAAGGCACGTCACGACTACGAGCGAGAGCTCATGTTCGAAAGGACGTTCAATACGATATTCGAAAAATGGAGCAATAGCGCCATGCAAGAGGGTATCGACTTTGAAGCCTTTGCGCGGCAAGAGTACGAACGGATTACCGGTAAAAAGGTAACAGAGGTCGGGTGTTGGTTTAACGAGTTCTTCGCGGCCTCGCCGGACGGCGGGGTTGATGATGAAGGATTACTCGAAATCAAGTGGCTCAAAGATACCAATTGGACCGAGGTGCTTCAAACACAAGCTCCGTATGTCGGCAGCGGTGCGGACCACTGGAAACAGTGTCAGGGCCAATTATTCGCTTCTAAGCGTAAATGGTGCGACTATGCCGCCGGCAACCTTAACACCAAGAAGATCATCATACTTCGCGTTTTACCAGATAAGAAGTTCTTCAAAGAGCTCGAAGAATCACTCAAACAGCCAATTTCAGTTGAAAAATTTAATCTTAAAAATGTTCACGATCTCAAGCTGGAACTACCAGAAGGAGCTACGCCTCCGTCTGATGGTCCGGATTTTGGGTTCTAAGGAGGGACTATGTTAGACAGATCATTACATAATGCACACGCGGTAGCTTACATCGTTAAGTCGTACCCCGATAAAAAGATAACCGAAATGAAAGTAGTCAACGGCAGGGCAGAAGAAGTCGGTATTGCTGGAATGTTCGTATTGCCAGTAATGGAGTTCAACGCAGCCGTTTGGCGTGCCGAAGACCTGGGGTTGATCGAGGTCGCGGCCGACAAATCAGGTGACGTCCGCTTCGCGGGTGATCCCGAAAAGTGGGAGTTCAACGAGGAAACTCGGCTCATAATCGAAGACCTTCCCTACGTCCTTAAAAAGTTTGCCAAAAGTGAAACCGATTTCGAAGGCAATTACTTGAGCAATTGGACGCTTGGATTTGAGCCGCAGAATATTTTCGTTGCCACCAAGTACCTGATTAACGAAGGTATCGTGGCCGAATATGAGCTCACTACTCGAGTGGTATTTGAGCCAAGCAAAAAAGGTTTGAAGCGCGGCAAAGTACCAAAAGAATCGAAACAAACATACGAGTTCTATACGTTACCGGAAAATCTCGACAAGCAATGGGGCCGAAAAATGTTCCCCGATCAATCGAAATTAATCGATTAAACCGAATAGTGCTATAATGCAAATATCCTACTTGGTTGTAGGAGAACCACTTTGCGTATTGGAGCACTCTTTCGGGAGTGTTCCTCTTTTTAAGGCAAAAATATGAGTACAGTTGATGATCTAGTCGCATTAATGAATCCAGAACCGGAATCGCTCGGCATTTCGAAGGTTGAGGGTATCACCGATACCGAGTGGCTCGATGGAATCCACACGCTCGAGGAAAAAGCCGACCAGTATAAGGTAATGGTTCAATGCCGGCGCTGCGCGGGGTGGACGCTGATCGAGGGCGACCACGAGGCCCACGTCACGATCGGCGGCTACACGCGCGGGAAGAAATGCGAGCATTGCGGCTCCTCGGACTTCGATTCTCGTTCCATAATCAGCAAGCGGACCTTCAACCCCGAGATTGCCAAACGTAGGAAATTAAACAGCAATAAGTGAGCCGGATTGATAGTACAATTATAAGAAAAGCTTGTGATATAATATAGGGGTGAGGTTGAGTCCCGCGAGGGGTTCAGCAAAATCGAGGGCAATGCGGGAGCCCTCGATTTTTGTTATAATGGTAGTGCTAAACAGGGGGTATGCTGAAGCGGTTTAGCTTCATCATTTTGAGTAGCTTAGAAAAGTTCAAGCTTTACTACGAAGACCTTCCTCAAAAGAAGTATAAAATTCGTAAGAAGCAAAAAAGAGCTCTGAAATAGGAGCTCTTTTTTAATGTAGTAAGTTAAACGGTTCGTTTATCGATTGCTGAAGGTGGGACGCCTTCAAGTGGCTTCACAGCCTTCCTAAATAGCTGATTGTACGCAATCGCGGCCACAACGCCGACGGTCGCTATTTGGACCGCTAAATGGCCCAAATTGTCCAGGCTCCACTCGATCGGGACCAGGAAGAGCGTAGCAACGATACTCAAGAGTACGTTAGTATGCACCGGATACCGATTGGCAAATGCCAGCGGTATGATTTTAAGTTTTAATATTTCTAAAACGAGTAGCACCACTCCGGACGCTACAACTGCTGCTTCTGATAGAAATTCCATAATTATTTCCTCCTTTATTTGACTATAAACTTATGAGTCCCTGGGGTCAGTATTGTGCCACCATCTTGACATTGCGCTAGGTCTTTAGCCGCTTTAGTAACTTTAGCCGACTCTTCTACTAGCAATTTACGTTGGATAGCTGAAACATATTGCGCCATTTCCTTCCAAGGGCGACTATCAAAGCGTTTTATTTCACCGCTAGTAGGGTCGCGTCTTAAATATGTTTTGAAATGTGCTTTTATTTCAGCAATAGTTGGTATCACGATAGGTTCTTCCTCCTTATAAGTTTTTAATCGATAAACATTCGGGTTCTTACTTGCTCGCCAACTTTCAGTTTCACTACCGATACGAGAAGCATAAACTCTTTGACCATCGACGATCTTCGAAGCTACACCTCCCATATTAACATTTTCTTCAAAAACCCGACCATTACTAAGCTGTACCGCAATATGACCATAAGTGCCATACTCGTAACAGATCAAATCCCCGCGCTTACGCTGTGAATAGGCCACTTTAATAGCGTGACCTTGAGATACTAGAGCCTTACCGACGTACCGAGCGTCCCCTCTGGCAGCGTGGGGGTTCGGTACACTCGTCATATCTTCCATAAAATTCTTGGTCAGGGTTACACACTGACCTTCGAGTGACGCTACAACAGTCTTAAAAAAGATATTTAGTCGTTTAGCAGCATAGAGATCAGCATTAAGAGCTACTTGGGCCATTGTCAGCTTCTTCCTCTGGTTCTACCGGCGGTGCGGGTCTATCAACTGGTTCTTGCCCCATATACCCTCCCTTGCTTTAATACTTGTATTATAAACCAATAAAATTTAATAGTCTATCTATCATTTATTGATTTCAGCTTGGCAATCACGTTGAGCAAAAGTTCTGTCAATAAATGTTTCAAATTCACTAATTCGTTTTTCCTGTTCTGCGGTACGCGGCTCCGAAGGAGGTAACGCTAAGATGTAATCCCAAAGGGCATGATTATTTTCACGCGAATCATTGGCAACCTCACAGTTAGCAACAATAGCGTCTTTAGCTTTTTGTGCAAGTCTAGCTAGTTGGTTGGTTTTATAAGTAAGGAGGCCAAAACCAACTGTTAATAAAAGATTAAATACAATACACACAGCAAGTATGCGAAGTTGCCTCGTGCGCCGGTGAGCGTCTTTTGTCAAGACTTCTATGCTTTCTTCGGCAGGGTGTTTTTCCATCTGTTTGTCTAGCTCGTCAGATCGTTCGTCTAAATTACCCATCTTGCAATTCCCCTTTCAGCGCCAATAAACGCTTATTCTCTTCGCGTAACTCTTCTATTATACGCTTCAGTTCAGCAATCTTTTCGATCATACTGGCTGAATTTAGTCGGAGTTTGCCAAGTTCGTCCATGACTGATTGAAGTTTATTATTGACCTCTTGAAGCCGCTGTTCAAGCACTTCGGCACGTTTCCGATATTCTTGCCGTAAGTCATTACTTTCCTTCCAAAGAGTTGCCGCTTCAGAAGTTGAAATACTACCAGAGGTGGTTCTCTTAGCAATTTTGTAGGTAACGTAAGATGAGGCAATTATTCCGATTAGGACTGAAATCGGTGTTATCCACTCCATAATAATTCCTTATAGGTAAGCGTTTATTGCCTTAATTACTGTGGGTTGAACAGCCGCACCAAGCACCGCACAAGTGCTGTTCGATCCGTCTGTTTTACCCATCATCGTAAAGGTAGTAGCAGCGGCGACATTAATAGGTGTTTGGCTACTCGTAGAATGAGTAAGATTGAGAGTGTTGGTTAAGCGATTAGAGAGAGTTGTTTCGGGGTTGGTTTCCGTACTAGCGTCTGATGATAGAGTAAGCTTTATGACTCGATTGACAGCTCCTCCCGCGTGAACGTGCTGAAGCGAAGCTTTTAGTAGTAGTAGCCATGAGCCGATAGGGACAACAAGGGTGTCTACTAAGCTGGCGAAACTGGTGCTAGTAGTCGCACGATCATTAGCTGAAGTAGTTGTCAATGTCCATTTAATCGGATTAAGAGGAAAGCCTAATGGAGCTTTCACTGTCGCAAAACAAGGTACGGTGATATCTTCGTTGTTCAAGGTGTAATCAGTACCAAAATGAACCGTCAAAACGGTCGCTGTAACTTTGGTAATGATACCGTATTTCACCCCACCAGTTGCTTGAGTGAAGCGAATCCTCATTCCAGGCGAATACTTAGTTGTTGCGTCAGTTGGAACAGTAAGCGTACCGGTATCGGTAGCAGCGTCAAATGAGGCATATAGCCACTCTTCTTCGGCACTTAACCAGCCACTTCCAAGAGTAGTATCGCCGGCCAACGGCGCGTCCGGTAGAATCTCGCCGTCAGCATTATGAGCTATCTCTAATAAATCAACGATCGAGTTCTGGCCGTGAACAGTTTGCTTAATAATAGCGACCTGGCCTTCGGTATTACCAGTGTCGGAGTAGCCAGGAACGAAACTATCAATCTCAATATTGCCGCCGTCAAGGTGAGCGACCATCTGGCACATACTGGCCGGTGTAAGATAGCCGTTAGCGTCAAGCGTGCCGGTGACAACGATAAACTCGTCGGGCCAGTTTTCGACGTTATCTACGTCTATTGTGGTGGCGGCGATTGAGCGATCTGATTCAATATTTGCGAGGGCAGCGGGGCCAGTTCCGTCGCTTGCTCGTAGTTTTTCTAAATCCATCTGGTAATACCCCCTTACTATTATTTATTATTGTAACAAGTTTATGCTAAATCAACCAGTTAGAAATGTATTCCGAATAGCGCCTTCGCATTTACACATTTCTTGAAAGCGTGCCTGAACATACTTCCCCACCGCACCAGAAATAAATGAGCTATCAACTGTTGAGCAGTAATACCATTCGGGGTCAGGCTCTTGGTCAAGTGTTGTAATTTTCACATCATTCATTTTCCCAAGACCCCCCGATTTTAGAAATAGGTTTCCGTAAATTGTTCTCATGTGAACGATAGAATTAGTCAAGTTGTATCTCTGTTGCGACCGGTACGCCT